GTCTTTCCTGGCGGCGGTCCTGTTCGCGGTTAACCCCGCGGGAACGCAGGGATCCGCGTGGATGTCAGCTCGCGGGTATACGATCGCAACATTAACGGCGTTGCTTATGTGGACGTTGCCGCTTTATTCGCCCATCTTTTATTTCTTCAACTTCGCAGTTGCCGCAACAAATTTCAATTTCATTCTCACACCGGCAATGTTTCTGTTCTCAAACTGGTGGGGGTTAATCTTTCTCGCCCCGGCAGGAGCATTGATTTTCTGCGGATACTACCGGGCGCTTATGGATCCGCGCTGGAAAGGGAGCACAAATATAATGACATCAATCCGGCCGGTGAAAATCATTCTGTATTTTAAAACACTCGGATATTATTTTATGTTCGGCCTGTTGCCGGTTCGGCTGGGGATATATCACAAATACCTTTACAGCTACGGTTTGAGCGATGTAGACAATAAAGAGTGCCACAGGATAGACGGTTATTTCTTCGTTGGTCTTGCGGTAGTGTCTGCGCTTATATTTAATATAAGACATATCCACACCAACCCGGCCGTATTTGGTCTGTTCTGGTTTGTGCTTTTCATTTCTCAATGGTGCAATATAATCACTATCCAGCAATCGATCGCAGAGCGATATCTATACCTACCGCTTTCCGGTCTTATGCTTATGTCAAGTCATCTGCTTTTGCAGGTTCCAGTTGTCGTGGAAGGCCCTCTATATTTGCAGACAGCGATGATCTCTTCCATATTCGCCTATTACGTTCTGCGTACCTTTTTCCAACTGCCGGCATACAAAGATGAGATGGCTCAGGCAGATTGGAATATCATAAACTTCCCGGATCTTTACTCATGTTATACCTGGAAGGGCAATCTGGAGCATAAAGCCGGGCACGCGTTTATTGCGCTGGAGACTTGGTTCAAAGGATGGAAATTACGAAAAAACGATTTCCGGCTGAATAATAATATAGCGGTAATGTTGACAGATCTCGGCCGCCTAAAAGACGCGGAAGCCTTTCTGGATAACGCAGAGCAGAATATTATCCCGGAGCAGCGCGAAGCGGCAATGTCGTTCATCAACTCCGAGCGGGATCGGATAAAGAAGATCCGGGAGGAGGTTGAAGCGAGGAAAAGCAGGATAATCCGGCCGCAGGGAGTGACTGTTCCGCCGCCCCCGATTGATCCCGGCATGACGAAGGGGATTGTTTAGTAAAGAGAGCCAGAATGTTAGAAGATAAGCAGGAGATCATAATCAGAGAACTGAAGCGCCGGGCTGGAGAAGTCCGGTTTGGTTCGATGGTTGTTGAGTTCAAAATTCATGAGGGAAAGATAGCAAAAGGGGATATTATCGAGAAGAAGGAAAGTTTAGGGTAAGTAGTTAGCCTGGCAAGGTAGTCTTGAGGGCGTAAGTTGAGGTATCGCGCGGAGCGCGCGGTATCCGGCTTGCGCCTTTTTTGTTGCCTACAGCGCAGAAAGGAGAAGTGAAGATGGCAGGGAAAAACCTTTTGAGCTTTTCAACGGTATGGATAAGGATTCCGCGGCAGCGGCTGGAGAAATTGTTATATGACCGGGCGCCTCTGAGCGTAGAAGACGCACGGAAGATGAAAAACAAACTCAAGCGGGTGGAGAAAGCGCTGAATCAGCTGGCTTGCGTGAAGTCAATCCTGGAAAAGATACTGCTTCGTAATATATAAAAACTGCTACGGTTTTTGTTTTTTTCTCTCGACGGGAAGATAGATAAAGCCTAAATAATCATTACATTTCTAAGTATGAAGACGAAACAACCAAAAAAGATGGGTCGGCCGACAAAGTTCACCGCCGTAGACAAGGAGCAGCTCAAAACCCTTGTCTTGCATGGGTTCACAGACAAGGAAGTCGCAAAGTTCTTCGGTTTCACTGAGCAGACTCTAAATAACTGGAAAAAAGAGCACCCTGACTTTTTTGAGGCCTTAAAGGACTGGAAGAACAAAGCTGACAAAAAGGTAGAGCGTGCCCTCTATAAAAGAGCTACCGGATACAGAACAAAGGTAAAAAAAGCCGTTGTTGTTAGCAATGGTAGGGACAAAGGAAGTCATATTGAGATGGTGGAGGAAGAGGTTGCGTGGGCTCCCGATTCCACCGCAGGGATCTTTTGGCTCAAGAACCGGAAGCCAAAAGACTGGCGTGATAAGCAAGAGGTCGAGCACTCCGGAGAAATCAAAGGCCCGACGATATACCTACCAAAGCAGGATAAAAATAATGGATAGCTGGTATCCACAACCTAAGCAAGAGCAGTTTTTGCGTCTCCCCTGGTATGAGGCCCTCTTTGGCGGCACAAAAGGCCCTGGGAAGACCGACGCCTTACTTGCAGAAGCAACCCGACAGCTGTCAATCCCCGGGTATAAGGCCATAATCTTCCGCCGCACCCTGCCAAAGCTGGCGGAGATTATTGAGCGTTCCCACCGTTGGTTCAGCCAAACAGAGGCCGTCTGGAACGGGGAGAAGCACCGTTGGACTTGGCCCAATCGCAATTTTATAGCCTTCGGTTACTGCAAGGACGAGAAGGATAAGTATAACTACCAGGGCCACGAATACGGTTTTATGGGCTTTGACCAGGTGGAAGAGTTTACGCTTACGATGTATCTCTTCCTTCTGGCCCAGAACCGATGCTCTGCCACTGGAATTAAATGTTATACAAGATCCACCTCAAACCCGGGTAACGTGGGCCATGCCTGGGTAAAAGACCGGTTTATTGATCGACTTCCGAAAGACGGAACGCCGCGGTATTTCAAGCGCGTGAATGACGAAGACGTGGAGACAATGGCAGATGATCCGCAAGCACTATCCAGGGCTTTTGTTTTTGCGCAGGTAGAGGACAACCAGGCGCTTTTGCAGGTGGATCCTGACTACATAAAACGTCTTGATATGCTTCCGGAGACTGACCGGAAGGCACTCCGCTTCGGAGATTGGACCATCTTTGCCGGTCAGTTCTTCCGGGAGTTTTCCCGGGCATACCACGTTTTGCCTGCGCGTGCGCTTGAGGACATATCCAGGGAACCCCATACGAGGTTCTTATCTTTTGATTATGGATACGCTCAACCGGCAAGCGTCGGCTGGTATAAGCTCTTTGCTAAGTGCCCGGTATGCGGCGGAGATCATCCGCTGCTTGTCAGACACAGAGAACTTTACTCGGAAGGTTATACATACGAGGGACTTGCCGAAAAGATACTCGCGATGACACCGGCAGATGAGACACCGGCGTATGCGGTGGCCGATCCTGCGATATGGGGAGACGTACAGCATCATCTGGCCAAGGCCTATAAGCCAAAGGCAGACGAGAAGAAAGGGGAAAGCGGCGGGGAGATGATGACCAGGCTGTTTCTGCCGCGGTTTCCTCTTTATCGGGCAGACAACTCACGCATCATCGGCTGGGGGCGCGTAAGAGAATATCTTAAGCTTATACCCACTCAGGCAGGGGGATTTTGCACCAAGACCATGGTTACTGACAACTGCCGGCATTTTCTACGGACAATCCCCGGGTTGATACATGATACGGAGCACGTGGAAGACGTGGATACGGCCGGTGAAGACCACCCAGCTGACGAATGGCGGTATGCGCATATGAGTAGGCCGATTCTTCCCAGGCTCCCAGAACCTCCTAAAACTCCGGCCGAGGATTTTTGGAATCGAGTGCAGAAAGACGCTCAACGGCATAACCAGATGCAGGGCGGGGAAGATGGACAGCGGTCTTTAGACACTTCGATGACCTCGGAAGAGGTAACGGTATGAATGATAAAAAGGTGAAGAAATTCCGCAAGGAAATTCATAAAGCCGTATCCGAGAATAGGAAAGAAATCGAGCAGGAGATCAAGAATCATATAAATACCTCTCCTTTTCTCGACAGGATTAAGTTCGCCGGTTTAGTGCTGGCAGGAAGGGTGTGAGAATGTTTTTAAAAGTCGGTAAATGTCCAGAATGCGAACAATTACGCAGGGAAAACGTCTATCTGCGCAAACTGGTTGATAACCTTTTGGCCTCTCGCGGAATTAAACCTGTGGAAAACCCTGCCGACATAACTCCTGATGACCCGGAAGAGATACGGCGGCAGGAGATAGAAAAACGCGGCGGGAAAATTTACGGGGAAGGATAGTATGAGCGAGCCCTTGACGCTAAGCAAAAAGATACTCGACAAGAAAGACAAAATTCAACGCGGGCGCTCTATGTATGAGCGGCAATGGCTCGTTAACGTCGCTTTTCTCTATGGGAAGCAGCATTTTGTCCTCGATAGGATCCAGCCTACCGGAAATGCCACGGAGGATCGCATCTTGTGGGAGCTAAAGACCGAGGAACGCAAAGGGAAGACAAGGAGGACATCAAATTACATCCTGCCGCTCTATCGGTCTTTGCTCTCAAGGCTGCTGCGGCTGAAAGCCCATATCTCTGTAACTGCCACGACAAACAGCGACAGGGACAAGTCGGCTGCAAGGGTAGGACAGGAGGTTTTAGAGGACTTTTGGTTGATGGCGAATAAACATAACCCGATCCTTTGTCAAAAGTATTCCGGGATGCCTCTTGTGCTTGCAAAGGTGTTTGGGTATGCGCTCACTACCGGGAGGGCTTATCTTAAGCCTTATTTTAACGCAAAGACGTTCTCTACCGCGTATTTAAATAATCAAGCTGTTCCGGGCGTGCAAATCGGCGAGGTGGAAGTTAAGGCCTTATCGCCTTTTAACGTATTTGAAGATCCTCTCGGCAGGTACTTTATCGAGCAGTCAATTATGCCGGTGGAAGAGATAAAAAAACAGTTTGGGGTAGATGTCGAGGCGGAGGACCTGGCGATTTCTGACACTGAGCAACAGCTCATAAATATGCTTGACGGGACAGGAGACGAAAAAAACCAGTATGAGGGCTGCGCTAAGGTGTACGAATTTTGGGAAGTTCCGTCCGATGATTATCCACAGGGACGTTATGTAATATGCACGGCCAAGACCGTCATATCTGACGGATCTATACCATCGGAATACAAAGGGCGCCTGCCCTATTTCAACATAGATTACCTGGACATAATGCTGGCGCAGTTTCCCCAAGGGATGATAGAGCAGCTTATACAGCTCCAAGAGGACTACAACTATACGGTATCCAGGATATGCGCGTATAAGAAGTGGTTTGCCGGAAAGATAAAGGTCCCGGAGGGATGCAAACTCCAGACCAAATATGACGATGAAATAGGGCAATACATCATCTATACGCCAGGGGTCGGCGAACCACATTTTGAGGCCCCGCCTCCGCCTCCGACAAAGCTTTGGGACGATCTGGCACGTATTCGCAAGGATATGGAGGACGTGGCGGGAGTGCACGATTCGGGTATGGGGCGCCTACCGGAGCAGATAAAAAGCGGCGTGGCGATAGAGAACCTTAACGAACTGGATAATGACCAACTTGCTCCGGTGCTCCTAAAAATTGAGCAACAGTTGGCTTTCTTTGCCGAGACGGTGCTTGACATTATGCAAGTTAAATACGCAGAGCGCAGACTTATTGGTATATCTGGGGATGAGGAAGAGGCCGACGTAAAAAGTTTTCTGGGGGCAGACGTAGACGGCCAGCGCAGAATACAGATTTCAATCGGGTCGAATATGCCGTTGAGTAGGACAGAACGGCAGATGTTTATAAGGTCAATGCGTAATGAGGGGTATATCAACAGAGATCGGGCCCTGGACTTGATGGAATTTGGAGAGTTGGCAGGCATATATAACGATCTCGATCGACAGGCGCAGAAGATGGAAAATATGGAAATGACCAAGGGAGTCTTACCGCAGGTCAACGAATGGGATTATCACCAAGCGCATATTGAGATCGTGGAGAAATTTATGAAAGGCGAGGCCTTCCGTAAGTTTGCGCCGGAATTGCAGAAAGTATTTATTATCCACCGCGGAATGCACCAAAAGGCTTTACTGAACGAAATGCAGACTGCGGCGAATATGCAAATGAACAAACCGGGCGGCCCGCAGGGGCAACCGGCAAAACAAGCAACACCCGGTCAAGTCGCAGGACAACCGGGCAGTTAAAGGAGCGTCGATATGTTTTTACCAGAAGAAGGACAGGCGCAGTCAGAAGCACCGACAGCAGAGCAGAATCTTACCCCGGAGGAAATGGTTGAAAAAGAACTTTCGTCTGTTTCGGAAGTAGATTCGGAAGTAGATAAGGGAAAAGGAAGCGGAGAGGAGAGTTCTGGGGAAAACGGCGAAAAAAAACCGGCTGCAGGAGAAGGTAGCGGCGCTACGTCGCCGGTAGATAAAAACAAGGAGAAGGAAGAAGATCCTGAAATTGACCTGGGTCTTGACGTTGATGGGAAGACTCCGCTGAAACTTAAGCGCAGCCAAATACTCGCATTAAGAAAGGGCGGGATGCTTGAGGCCGATTACCGAAAGAAGACCCAAGAACTGTCCGCCGAGAAGGCCAGCTTAAAGGAAGTTGTTGATCTCATTGATTA